GTGAAACTAAACGCCCGGCAGGTGGACGCCGCCAAACCTAAAGATAAGCCCTACAAGCTGGCTGATGGTGGTGGTTTGTATCTCCTGATTAAACCTAATGGCGGCAAATACTGGCGGCTCAAGTATCGTGTAGCCGGTAAAGAGAAGCTGTTAGCGCTTGGCGTGTATCCTGAAGTCACATTGGCCGATGCTCGGTCAAAACGTGAAGAAGCCAAAAGGGGTATCGCTGGGGGTATCGATCCTATGGAAGCGAAACGGGAAGAGAAGATTGCCCGTGAAATTCAGTTAAACAATACCTTCAAAGATCTTGCCCTTGAGTGGCACAGCAGCAAACTAAAAAAATGGTCTGCTGGGTATGCTTCAGACATCCTGGAGGCTTTCAATAAAGATGTCTTCCCTTACATTGGCAAAAAACCAATAGCTGATATCAAACCGCTTGAACTGTTGAATGTGCTGCGGCGCATTGAGGGGCGCGGCGCTACAGAAAAGGCCAAAAAAGTTAGGCAGCGCTGCGGGGAAGTTTTCCGTTACGCAATAGTCACCGGCCGTGCTGAGTATAACCCTGCTCCGGATCTTACCAGCGCCATGCAAGGGCATGAGTCCAATCATTATCCTTTCCTCACACCGAAAGAATTGCCTGATTTCTTCAAGGCGTTGTCAGGATATACCGGAAGCGCTTTAGTAGTTTTGGCCGCTCGTCTGCTGATTATCACCGGCTTGCGTACCGGCGAACTCCGCGGGGCATTTTGGGATGAAATCAAAATCAGTAAGGCGGTCTGGGAAATACCAGCCTCACGTATGAAAATGCGTCGCCCTCATGTGGTGCCGTTGTCCAGGCAAGCTCTTTCGCTTATTGGCCAGCTCCAAGAGCTGACAGGCAATTACCCGCTTATGTTCCCTGGCCGTAACGATCCGCGAAAAACAATGAGTGAAGCCAGCATAAACCAAGTCTTTAAGCGGATTGGCTATGACGGAAAAGTCACCGGGCACGGTTTCCGGCACACCATGAGTACCATCCTGCACGAACAGGGCTACAACACCGCGTGGATAGAAACGCAGCTGGCACACGTCGACAGAAACTCTATTCGAGGTACTTACAACCATGCTCAATACATAGACGGCCGTCGTGAAATGCTTCAATGGTATGCCGACTATATGGAGGCGTTGGAAAACGGCGAAAATGTAGTGCATGGAACGTTTGGGAAAAGCGCTTAACTGTATGTATAGACAGTGCTAATTGACAGTAGTAGACTTCTGTAGATGAACAAAGAATAGGCTATGTCTTTGCAAATTTTCGAAATCTATACACCTCTGTGGACTGGCTAAGCCCAATTAAGTAGAAGACGCGAGGCTATACATGGCAACACGAGTTCAGGTAAAAGAAATTACAAGTTGGATGTCAGTAGAGAAATACGATGTTTTCGAATCACTTACTGTCGAAGAAGTGCTGTCGGAGATAGAGTTTAGAACCATTTTTGCTTGTGAATACGATCCTAACGACGATGAAGAACGTGAGCAATGGAAGCAGTTACAGAAATCTCTTCTCCAAAACATTCAATCTGGAGCTGTTGTCTCAAAGGATATCCCTGAAGATATTCTAAAAGTTTTCCATGATGAATCTATAGAGCTAAATGAACCTGTTGAATTTCTGGTCAATGGAATGTCTGTAATATCCAAGGATCACCACCTAAAGCCCCATTGTTCTGAACTAAGCGAAGATGAAGCAATACAAGCCTTCACCATGGCAGACTTAGTAACTTATTACAGGCATTTTGCTAATGCTAATATCATCCAAGTTGGGGAAAGACAACCAACTATCAAAGAAGGAAAAATCTTCTCTAGCGTCAGCGCCTTAGAAGAGGGAAGTGAGTATTTTGAAGGTGAAGTAGTTATAAAGGTAAATTTAGCATCTTATACGGATGATGAACTTTTGAGTGAATTCAAAGGATTATTAAAATCATGGCGCTCGGAAGTTGGTATGGATGAACCCGAGTCAGGAAACTTCCGAATTGGCATTTCTACGCTGAAAAAAATCCTCCTATATAAATTAATACCATTTATAGATTTACTACTGTGGGAGAAAGTACATGAGCGTAAAATAAGCAATGAACTTATCGCTCGGATTTTATTCCCTTTGAAACCTGACTCTGATGTCATTGGTGGTACTCAGGTCAAGGATACTATTCGGCCATTTGTAGAGCGATTTGTAAATGATAACGCACTCCAGCAGGTTAAATTTTACGCTAAGAAAAACGATTATCTAAAAAATATGCGACTTTCAGATGTACTGAAACTCTCTGAAGATTAGATGGTTTAGAATTCATCGAAACAGGTAGTGCATAAAAATCTGGCAAAAAAAATATTCCAGTTTTGTACCGCTTCTGCGTTGAATCTTAGTCAAAATCCACTCCTGTAGACCACAAACAACTACAGGAGTTAAACATGTCTCAAGTCCTTATCCGTCTTCCTGAAGTGCAACGGCGCACCGGTTATAGTAAAGCTTGGATTTATCGACTTATTAGTCAGAATCGTTTTCCTTCCTCCGTTAAGATTGGATCACGGTCTGTAGCTTTTGTTGAAAGCGAAGTAGATGAATGGATTAGCCAGCGTATTGAAGAGCGTGATGCTCTAATTTCCACAAAACCACAACTGTAACTTAGCCCGGGAAAACTAACATGACGATCAAAAATGCCCGTGCCGGGCAGGGTTTTGCTCACCCTGAAAACAGTAGCGATGATATTTCGGTCATTAAATTTGAGGATGCAAAAGTACGAATTGTTAAGATCCTGGGCGAGCCATGGTTTGTAGCAGCAGATGTATGCGCAGCTCTGGAAATAACAGATCACAAGGTTGCTTTGCGACGTCTGGATGACGATGAAAAGGGGGAGTGTTTAATACCCACCCCTGGCGGAAAGCAGACTATGCGAACTGTATGCGAGTCAGGATTCTACAAACTGATCTCACGTAGTCGTAAGGCAACTACTCCCGGCACCTTTGCGCACCATTTCAGTAATTGGGTATTCCGTGAGGTCATTCCCTCAATTCGTAAAACTGGCTTCTATGGAGTGCCGTTCGTGTTCCTGAACGACTTCAGCCGGCGCATGGCTGCTTATCAGCAGGAGGCCAGCAAACGCGGGTACAAGTTGCAGCAGTGTAAGGGAGTTAAAGAGGCTCTTGAGCGGGAAGAGATTCAGTTGTGGCGTAAGTATCAGCCCGAGCTATTGAAGGAAAATGGCGATGAATAACAAGGCGGAAAGACGCCGGGATTTTTACCCGGCAGAGAGCATGATTAATCAGCCCTTTGGCTCGATACCACGGTGCTGGAGTTCCTTGCGAATAATTCTCTTAAGCCATGCGGCTAGAGACTCATCACCATCTTGCTGTTGCGCTCGTTCCATCATCTCTCGAAGCTCTGGATCAAGCCGAAATTGGAATGGAGGATTGCCTCGTCTCTCGTTTTTGTGTGTTGACACGTCAATTACACCCGATGTAATGTGTTTATGTGTAATGACACATTACACACAGGAAATGAAAAAGACAACGCCCCGAAGTGCGGGAACACTTTCAGGGCGTCTAACCAAAACGTTAGTTGAGGTAACATTATGGCTTGCACTAAGTCTACCCAAACACGCCCTGAATTTACATGGCGTTTTCTCACCTTGGGTGAATTCACAAATCAGATCGTCAATGTTACTGCTTCCACCGAGCGCGAAGCCCGCGAAAAAACGCCAGAAGGATGTGTCTGTATCCTGGCGTGTCGATTTCGTGTTGAGGAGGTGCAGCATGTTTAACCTCCAGACCCTTACAGCTAAAGCCCGCGAGCTGCGCGGCAACGTGGTAAAAGCCACTACCACGAAAGGCACCCGCACCATGACCCCCGTTTACGAACGGGAAGAGCAGCGCAAACTGCGTGAACGCATACAGCAGACCCAACCGGACTGGGTTTTACTCTGGTGGGATATTGCGACCGTTACCGGCTGGCGTACCAGCGACGTGTGCAACTTCCGTTACTCCTGCATTAACTGGGAAACAGGCATTGCAACGATCATCGTAGCGAAGCAGACCAAAGCAGCAGAAGCCAGAGCGACCCGGAAGGGGATCGAAATTGTTCGCCAGCAGCGCAAGGACGCTGCCCGGCTTGCTGGCGATCACATTGCCTACATGAACTGGGATAGCGTGAGCTGCGACGAGCTGGCCGCCGGTATGACGAAAGAAGAACAGGCGATCGTGTTTGAGCTGGTGGCAAAGGCTGAGGTTAAGCATGATACCAAACAGCTGCCGCCGGGCATCATCAAACGACTGCGTGAACGCATGGAGCGCAATCTCATCGGTGACGACCTGGTATTTTCACGCAGCCAGATTGAAAGTAACCGTTGCCAGTCTCTGGAAGGTAGCGTTAGCCGTCAGACGATCTGGAAGAAACTGCACAACGTCATGGTGTGGTTTACCCGCGTAGTAAACACGCGTCTGCGCCTGAGCGCCTATTCCAGCCGCAAAATTGCCGCCTTTAATCTCATGTCCGCCGGCGGCGAACAGGGCTTGCTGGTCGCCTCTGAAATGCTCGGACACAGTAACCCGGCAATCACCCGGACTTATCTCCAGCTGGGGAGCAAGGCCGCGGCTATCCAGACACGCCTCGCTATGGAGGTGAACGCATGAAGAAGCCAACTCAAAACGAATCCATTGCCATGCTGACGACCAGCGCAGGCCAGGCGCTGGAATACAGCCGTCAGGCGCTTGCCGTTCTCGATATGTGGATAGATACACTGGCGCCAGATGATGAAATGGAAAGCTTTCGTGTCGCGGCGGTTCACAGCCTGGTCAGTCAGGCGTCGGAATATCTGGTGAAAGTCAGGGAGGTCAGGCCATGACCGCAATTTATAATCTGGTGCGCTGTAGCGATGGCAAAACCGTATTCAGTTTTCCGGCCGGCGGCCGCTATCTGGTGGACACGTCGAACGGGTTGCAGTCGATGCGCCCCCTTATGGACGACGAGATCATTTTCACGGTGGAGAGTGCCGCGCGCTTTCTTAAGAGAATTGGTTATCAGGTAATCCCGCCAGCGGCGTAAGGTAAAAATATGACGATTAAAAATTCCGGCTTAACTGCTGGTGGCCGTGCTCACCCTGAAATCAGGCCGGGCGATAAATGGAAGGACAGCCGCGGCAACCAGGTAATTATCGAAAGTTACCGATTCGACAGAGTGACATATTGCCGCGAAGGGTACAGCTCACCGTGTTTTTGCACGCCAGAAAGACTGGTGCGGGAGTTTGAATTTGTTTCTTCCGCGCCGGGCACCGGTGGAAGAGATATCGATCGAATTATGCGGGTGCAGGGCATCGAACGAATTCGGGTTATGCGGGAAATCATCAGGGAGCGAGGGAACAGAAAATGAAGAATGCACCAAACCTTAAAAAGCAGCCGGCGGATCTCATGGAGGAGTCAATTATCTTTGCCGGCGCCGATGCATGGACGTTCGCCAAAGCATGGCAGGAAATGAACCCGATTGGTGACACCGTGCCGCCGGTCGTGCTGGATAAAAAGCAGCTGGCGGAGCTGGAGAATATCCGGATTGTGGATGATGGCCGGCTCTATGCCCGGGTTTGCCGTGGCGGGCATCTGACCGAACGACAGATAACCATTCTCGCGACAAAGCTGGCGGTGGCCGGCGTGGAGCGCGCGCAATTCTACTCTGAAGGTTATCAGCTTCTGGAGGACTGGACGCCACAGCTGCCGCGCCTCAAAGCCGATGCGGAAGCCGGCAAAAGCATGGTGATCGGTAAACCGCTGACGGATGTAAACCTCCGCGATCTGGCTGATAACGAAAAGGCGCTCATACTGGCCGCGCGTTACACCGGCATTGCGATCCATGAAAACAGCGAAGGCGTGTACGTCTACCGCGCCGGCATCTGGGAGAAAACGTCTCTGCTCGAGCTGAGCCGCGAAATGGTGGCTATCTACAACGAGAACAAAACCAACTTCAGCAAGCGCGCGATCAACAACGTTATAGACGCCCTGAAAATCGTTATCCCGGTAATGGGGGAGCCGCGGCGCAGCCTGATCCCCTTTGCAAACGGCGTCTACGATATGGAAACCGGCGTTTTCTCCGAACACAGCCAGGATAACTGGCTGACCAACCATAACGGCGTGACCTATACGCCGGCGGTGCCGGGCGAAAACCTCCGCGACCATGCGCCGAACTTCCATAAGTGGCTAAGTTACGCATCAGATAGAGACGCAATTAAGATGCAGCGCATCGCTGCGGCGCTCTTTATGGTGCTGGCGAACCGGTACGACTGGCAGCTGTTCCTCGAGATAACCGGGGAGGGCGGCAGCGGGAAAAGCGTCTTTACCCATATAGCCACAATGCTTGCCGGCGCGCATAACACCGCGAGCGGGAATATGGCAGCGCTCGACAGCGCGCGAGGGCGGGCGCAGTTCGTCGGCAAGAGCATGATAACCCTTCCTGACCAGCCCAAATATTCAGGAGAGGGTACCGGGATAAAAGCGATAACCGGCGGGGATGCGGTGGAGATCGACCCGAAACATGAGCACCAGTACACCGCCATTTTGCGGGCTGTGGTTGTGGCCACGAACAACACGCCGATGATTTTCACCGAGCGTGCCGGCGGCGTTTCCCGGCGCCGCGTAATTTTCCAGTTTAACCGGCGCGTCAGCGAGGAGGATAAAGATCCCGACCTGGCTGAAAAGATATCTGCTGAAATTCCGGTAGTGGTTCGCCGGCTGCTGGCGAACTTCGCGAACCCGGAGAAAGCGCGGGCGCTGCTGCTTGAGCAGCGGAACAGCGAAGAGGCACTGGAGGTGAAGCAGAAAACGGATCCCCTGTATGCCTTCTGTGCTCATCTTGAGCGCCTGGCTGATTGCGTGGGAATGCTGGTGGGCAACCGTAATCCGCCTCATCGCCCCCGCATTTACCTCTATCACGCTTATCTGACGTTTCTTGAGGCGAACGGTTTCGAGAAGCCACTCACGCTGAATAAATTCTCTGAGGGAATGGAAAGCGCCATGCGGGAGTTTAATCACGAGTACCGCAAGGAGAGAAAGACCCGCGGCGTGGTGACGAACGTCGAACTTTCAGAGAGTGCGGAGGACTGGTTGCCGCAGGCGCACCCGCTAGCTGAGAAAAAAGGATGAATGTTTAGCTAAATATGGCGAAAGGTGTTCATAGTGTTCATTGATTGGTTAAAGTTCAATAAAATCAATAATATTCACTATGAACACCTTTACGTAAGGTATACATAGGGTATTCATAGTGTTCATAGGTCACTTTAACTCTGTGCTCATAAAGTAAACAGAAATATGAACACCATGAACACTTTTAAGAGCTGTATGTACACCGGTGTTCATAGGTTAGTTTATTGTTTTATATGTAATTTACCGCCTTTATGAACACCATGTATACCTTGAGGGCAAATTCTTTAAAACGCATCCACTCTTTTCACGTTGTGAACCCCTGCTATTTCATTAATATCGTTTCATAAATCGCAATTGATTGTTTGATTGTTGCGATTAATGAAACTTTAACGATCGCTTTAACAGGGGGCATCATGAGCAAGGTTAACGTTAAGCCCGTTCTGCTGAACGGGGAGCAGATTCAGGCTCTGAAAACCATCCAGGAGAGGGAGCGCCAGAAGTCGGGCATGGGGATCGCGCCGTCAATCCATGCAGTTGCGCGCAAGGTATTTGATGCGGGGCTGTCAAAAATGGAGGCAGGGCAATGAGCTACTCAATCAAAATAGGGAAACACAGTATCGAGCTGGCAGATTATGCCGGTAAGGTTGTTGCGCCAAATACTCAGATGGCCGCTTTATTCCGTGGTATGGCGGGCGAACTCACCAGCCTGAGGACAACGGCGCAGCAGGCCGAAGCCGAGGCGGATTTGCTGGACGTTATCCGCAACGATCCGGATCTGAACGAACAGGCAAAAAACCGCAGGGCAGGTGAAGCCCGGAACCCGGACACGCTCAAAGACTTTACCCGCGGGGTGGCAGCTGTAAGCGAGCAGGCCGCAAACATTCTCGATTACCTGAAGAATAAGCTCGCTCCGGTTAATCCACTGGCATCTGATGATGTTCAGGGATTCATGCGTGACAGTGAAATGCGGCAGGCATTCGCAAAGCTGGATCGCCGCAGTCAGGAAAAAATGCTGCTGTCGATGCACAGTGGAAAGCATCCGGATCTGGCGGACGCCTTACTAAGGGCGCACGCAGTGTGTTCGGGACTCGATACGGAACAGCTAAAACGTCTCGGCTTCTCCCGTATCGCATCAGAGAACGGGCAGGTGATTAGCGCGGTTGCCGAGCTGGTCGACGCGGTAAGGAAAGACGTCGCACAAATTACAGCTGTCCGAACCTGGTATAACAATCTCGTTTACGGGAAGAACGACGATCCATCAGAAGTTCTCCCCCGCATGACCGGCCTTGATCAGTTAAGCGAACATGTCAGCGCGATGCTCAAAGGCAGCCAGCGGCAGACACATTCAGAAGAGAAGCAGGCCGCCTGAGGGCGGTTTTTTTCTGCCCGGAGGGAAACACAGGATGCTGTTAAGTAAATCAGCCTACGCCAGGCATATGGGCGTCAGCCGGCAAACTGTTTACGGCTGGATAGCCCGCGGTGAAATTGTAATTTCAGGCGATAAAGTGGATGTTGACGCATCGCAGGCTAAACAAAATTCTGCTGGTGCTGGCGAACACCAGACTGAAATGACGTGGGCGCAGGCCGCCGCATGGGTATGGAAGCATGACAGCGGGAAAAAGCTGCCGGCTGATATTGATGCTGGCCAGAGGATAGAGGCCGCAGCCGCTGAGCTGGGTTTTGATGTTCAGCACGAGCCCGAAGAGCAACTACTGATTCTCTTCCGGCTGGATGAAGAAACCCACAGCTTCTATGGCAAAGACCGTGCAGCAGGCGCTTTACGGTTTCTTCGTTCTGAGTTGACTTACGTTGCCACAATGCACCCTGATACGCTGGATGACTGGAACAAAACTGGTTTAATGTCACTCTGCCTGCTGGACGGCGAAAAACTGTAACCCCCCCCAGCCCCTCAAACTTGACACTTTTTCGCGAGAAACTGGGAAAAGTGTCAACCCAACCTAACGGATCCTGACGCCTACGAACAGCAGCTACAGCAGAAGTGTAAAGGGCTGGCGTTGAGATTTGTTGAGCCTTGGCTGTTAGCTTTTGTTAATCCTGATGCGAAGCAGGGCAGGTGTCAGCCTGTTATGGTTTGTTATGCCTTACCAGGGAAAACTAGGGGGAAAGTGTCAACCGCTACCGCTTCAGAAAACTTCAGGTACACGAACTCGTGAAGGGGAGGTGTTAAGCACTCCCCCTTTGCAACCATCCTCGAGCATCTTTCAGATCGCTGTTCTGGTTTGCCCGGACGCTGGCGTTCAGATTGAGTTGTCAAAAGTTGTCACCCACCGTCAGCGCCAGTGGGGATTTTTGGCAGAACGCGCTCTAAGTTACAGTTGCTTCAAACTGACATCGGTTATTCAACGTAAAATGCAAAATTAATTTAAGATAATGCGATATTAATCACGCTACTATTTTTGATAGGGTTTGGAATAAAATTAGAAATTGCAACTTGTTCAAATTTTGGTAAGTTAAAGACGGTTTATGGGCAGATTTTGGGTCGCGTTTCGCGATCAGTGAAAAAAATGTCCGATAGGATTGCCTTTCAGGAACTCATTGTCCTGGCGTTTCTTGAATTCTTGTCAAGTTTGCGTAAGAGTGCCCATAAACCATTTTCAATGGTGACATATCATGAAAAAATTGGATTTATTAAAAGCTGCAAAAACAAAGCCGGATTTGGCTAAGCTTTTAGGCGTTAAGCCTTCAGCATTAACCTATTGCTTATATAAAACTAAGCCCGAGACTCAATACGTTCAATTCGAGATACCAAAGAAAAATGGTGGCAATAGAATTATTAGTGCCCCCTCTGGTATGTTAAAAAATATACAGGCATCTCTTTCTGAATTATTGCTAGATTGCTTAGATGAAATTATTATTGATAAATTTCCAAACTCAGAGATAGCAAGGCAAAAAGCAAAAAACTCCTTAATTTTAAAATTAAAATGCTCTGGTTCGGAAATTAAACAGCCTTCATTGTCGCATGGCTTTGAAAGGAAACGTTCTATAATAACTAATGCAATGATGCATTTAGGTAAGAAACACGTTTTCAATATAGATTTAGAAAACTTTTTCGGTAGTTTTAATTTCGGAAGAGTAAGAGGTTTTTTCATAAAAAACAAGAATTTCTTACTCGAGCCAGAAATAGCTACAGTGATTGCAAAGATTGCATGTTATAATAATGAACTACCACAGGGTAGCCCTTGTTCCCCAGTTATTTCTAATTTGATAACACATGCTTTAGACATTAAATTGGCTGCTGTTGCATCAAAATATTCATGTACGTATTCAAGGTATGCAGACGATATAACCTTTTCCACAAGGAAGGATAGTTTACCCTCGTCAATAGCAAAATCCGATAATCATACATTTGTAGCCGGTAAGGTAATTAAAAGTGAGATTAAGCGCTCAGGATTTTCAATTAATGAAACTAAAACTAGAAATCAATATAAAGATTCACGGCAGGAAGTGACGGGGTTAGTCGTAAATAAAAAACCTAACACTAAGAAAGAGTATTGGCGTCTTGTGCGTGCTCAATGCAATCATCTCTTCAGAACTGGTCAGTTTAAAGAGATTGTCGATGGTGTTGAAGTAGTTGGCAATATAAATAGGTTGGAAGGGAAGTTAAATTTCATCGACCAAGTTGATCATTATAATCGGCTTCGACAAAGCGAGAAGCTGAATCCGAAGTATCATTTGAAAAAAGATGCTCTCAAAAATGGTCATGCCAAAAGCAGACGTTACTTACATACTTCGAGAGAAAAAACATTTAGTAAATTTCTGTTTTATCGTATGTTCTATGGTAATAAAAAACCGACTATTCTCACAGAAGGTAAAACTGATAATGTGTATTTGAAAGCAGCCATTCACAAATTAGCAGCGTTATTCCCTAAATTAGCAATTGAAAAAACCGCCCTAGCACCGTATAAGTTATTAACGCAGTTCGTTGAATACAATGAACGTACCAAATATTTGTTAGAGCTTTTTGGTGGCACTGATTACCTTAAGGACTTTGTTATACATTACAGACATTACTTTCATGATTACAAAGCCCCTAAACCGTCTAATCCGGTTATTATATTCGTAGATAATGACTCTGGGCCTAAGAATCTGATCAATTACGTGAATGGAGTTGAGGGTATTCAGATTTTTCCAGCGGGTGTTGCAGATATTCGTCAATCCGATTTTGTTCATATATTTTGCAATTTATATCTAGTGCTCACACCTCAAGTTGAAGGGTGTCCTGAAACTGACATAGAGTATTTCTTTAGCAATGTTGATCGACTTAAGCAACATAAAGGTAAATGTTTTAATACAGTTGCTGATCGTGATCCAAGCAATGATTTGAGCAAGGAGGCATTTGCAACGCACATAGTCAATGCACATAAAAATGATATTGATTTTTCGAGATTTACTAGTTTACTGGAACGGTTAGAAAAAGTGATAGATCACTATAACTTAATTAAGTAATTACAAGCATTTGGAATCTTGTATGAGGGATGTGGTACAAAATTGTCAACTCTTAAATAACGTTATAGCTTTGCTTGCAACTATTATCAGAATGTTAGTGGCAAATGAACATTCAACTGTAATTTATTACAATGTGCTTCTTTGTGAATACAAGAACTAGTTGGATTCCTTTTAGGTATTAACGTGGGTTAGAGAAATTAGTTTGGGGGTATCTATGGGGGTATCTCATAAGTCAATAAAGAAAAAAATTATAAATATCAATTTCTTGAATGGTTAGTATGGTTCCTATTATCGCACCATTCAAATCAAGTAGTTACGCGTCATTTGTACCTTCCTTATTTTCACTATGGGACAGATTTGGGACTGAACACCCAAAAATCGAGTCTATTTGCCGCGCATGTTCGGTCAAGTGATTGGGTGCCAGATGAGCATAGCGACGAACCATTTCGATTGACTCCCATCCTCCCATCTCCTGCAACACAGAAATAGGCACTCCAGCCTGAACAAGCCAACTTGCCCACGTATGTCTCAGGTCATGAAATCGGAAATCCTCAATCCCTGCTCGTTTTAGCGCACCCCTCCATGCAGTGTTGGCATCGTAGCGCATCTTCCTCACTACAGGTGATTTGGTTCCGTCAGGCTTAGTGCTGCTTTCCTTGTAAACGAACACCCACTTGTGGTGATTTCCGATTTGCTTTTTCAGCACCCTGCAAGCAGTATCATTCAGCGCCACGCCAATGGCCTGATTAGACTTGCTCTGCTCCGGGTGAATCCACGCAACTTTTCTCTGCATGTCTATCTGCTGCCATTCCAGATTGATGATGTTCGAACGTCTTAAGCCAGTAGAAAGCGCAAACTCTACGACTGACTTAAGCGGCTCCGGGCATTCATCAATCAACCTTCTCGCCTCGTGAGGTTCAAGCCATCTGATACGCTTGTTCTTCGGTTGAGGAACTTTGACGATCGGAGCCTTATCCAGCATCTTCCATTCACGTTCTGCTGCCCTGAGCAACGCCTTAATGAATGATAGGTGAGTTGCTTTTGTGGCTACCGCTGCTGGCTTTGGTTTGTATTCTGGAGGCTTCTTCCCTTTCTTGCGACACGCCTCTTCCATGAGCTTCCAGTTCTCCTCGTGACGGCGATTTGTCATCTTCTGGATAGCAGAGTAAATCTTCGTTTCTGTAATGTCCTTCAACTGCATCCCTGCAAAATGCTGTAGCCAGAATCCGATCCGGCTCTTGTCGTCGTCCAGTGACTTCTTATGAGACTTCTCCTCAAGCCACCTGACACAAGCCTCCTCAAAGGTCATTTCAGGGGTTTCTCCTAATTTACTCACCCTCCATGTTTCGGCCTTTAGCTTGTCATGAAGCTCCGTGGCCTGCCTTTTGTCCTTTGTCCCAAGAGACTGCTTAAATCTTTTGCCGTCCGGTAATGTGAAGCTGGCGTACCAGGTTTCACCTCTGCGGAATAGTGACATTTCAGTTCCTCTGTTATGCCATCACCCGCGCTCACGCCGACAGTATGCAGCGGAGACTGAAGCGCCGCAATGCAGGCTTGCCGTGTAGTGAGGTATGGGGATTTTGGTTTGGAAGGGTCTTTGCGTGTTGCCTGAAGTCGGCCTGTGCGAATCCAGTTGGTTGCGGTAGGTCTGGATATCTTGAGAAATGCACAGGCCTCATCGAGTGTGAGGCTGTGTGATTCCATGGTTACTCCGATAGCTTGAATCGCTTCTGGAATTCTTTCCTTGTTACGCAATATTCAAGATAACTTTCGTTGAATTTAATCATCGGAAAGTCAGCAAACAGGACGCGGGAGAGTCCAACCACTGTAACGATGAACTTTGAATTATCGCCATCAATATTCTGTGACTCGTAAATGCAGCCGCCTTCGATTTTGATTTCTTCGCTGTCTGACATTATCTATCTCCAATAAAAAACCGCCATTGCGGCGGTCTAGTCGATGCGGATGTGTGGAATCTTTCCTGCTGCAACATCTGCGTACAGTCTGTTTAGTTGCTCTTCTGTAACCGATCCATTTGCCCGGAGAGAATGAGACAGTTGTCGCATTGTCTCGTGGCGTCTCTTATCTGCTTCTGATCGGATAGGGCGGAAAGAGCCTGACTTTTGCACTCCGACACAATCAAGCCCATTGTAAGCCTGGCTATTTGACAGCCATGTAAAGGCGATCCCTTCAGATTTGATTAGCTCAATTCGTACTGGCTGCCATCCATCAAATTTAGTTTCATACTCACATTCACACCCCACAGGAGGCAATCCCTCACCATCCCATTCTGGCTTGCTGGCAACTAGTGCGGCTTCGTATTGCTCGCGGGTTACTTCATCATCACCAAAGTCATCTGCCCTTTGGAACTTAAAGTTACTTTGATAAATAGGACCATCAAACAGAGCCCCATCAGGATATTGCTCAAGGCGTTCAACGCCATCGGGCCACCCGCCCCTAGATGGCAATTCCTTAACCAGCAATTCAAGCAAAGTCATCATCAATCTCCTTACGCTAATTTCTTATACACGCGAGGCTCATCAACAGTAGCCGCGCGAAGTTCGTATTCGTGATGCACCGAGTAGTTGCCGTCATCCCACCTGCACCAGTATTTCGGGTGGTCACCCTCTGGCTCAATCTGGCTCTCAACCATCCCTCTGATGCCTCCAGACTTAAGCTGCACTAACGCGCCCACAGCAAATTTAGCCATTTCACACCTCACGCTGCGTCTGTGAATTCAAATAAAAAACCGGCCTGAGCCGGTTCTTTTGCCTTTCTTTCTACCCACTCCGGTATTGATGGAGGGTGGACATTTTCTATGGCTGCGCGCAGCACAGCTGTGCGAGCTAATTTGTCTGTTATCTCAGGAAATCGTTTCTCGGTTTTTGGTACGTTAATAGCAACATTGGTAGAATCTGCGCTGGCGAATGGGTACATACCAAGCACCCTGACATCTAGCATCCTCAATCCGTGAAGCTTAACTTCCGAATTTCTATTGATGTATAGCTCGGTAAACACCTCATTCATGCGATGCTCCCACCACTTTGAACGTATATGCCTGTGAGGTCCGCAGCATCCTATTGCCACCCATTCATACCGATCTGATAGCCTTACAAGTCTTTCAATTGATTCATCAGAGTGCCAAACTGGAACGGCCTTTGAAGCAAGCCAGTGAGGCACAAGCTCTAACTGCTCATCATTCTCTTCCTCAGACCCCTCAATAACATCAGGTATAAGAAACCACTCAATGCGGCTGAACCATTTCCCTACGAAGTCATAAAACTTCTCACTTCGCCTCCCCCAATCCACGGCTATCTTTTTCTTTTTGGATTTATCCCATGCAGAAAACGCTCCGTTATCAAGCCTGATGTCACATGGAAACATCGCGACTTTCTTCATCTGTTCAGGCCTTGCAAAGGAAATAAACGCCCCACCGTCACGGTACAGAGCCTTTATGAGCATATCTGTAGGTGAATCCTTATCACCCCAAATAGGACCTCCGTGAAAGTGGACTGTCATCATCTCTTCCTTAAAATTAATGACCAGATAAAACCTCCGCCAACCTTAGCAATGAACTGGCCGGCAATGATTCCTGGCATAAGAGAGCCGAATGCGATAAGCGGGAACGATATAGAGTCAATGGCTGAAGCAGTTATATTTGAGGCATTTGCCTTAACTGACCACGGCTTGCGAATCAATAATTGATAGACACTACCGTCACCTAGCGATGCGAGAACGAACGAGATTGAAGAGGCAATGGCTATCATCCCGCCTGCTGGATTTATGGTGTAACTGATGACTCCGGAGAGAACAGAAAGCCCAGTAACCTTTATAAATCCAATCCGTTCATGAAGAACGTCGCGAAGGATGAAGTCGAGTCCAATGAGAACGAAGGAGTTGATGATTGACCACCATGGGCCGAACACAAACACCAGGTAGTTAGCTGCGCAAATTGCTAATACATATACCAGTGCAGCCATAACAAGCCCTCTGACATGTGAATGAGTGAAGAGATAGCCGCCCATGCAATAAGAGCCATGATGACGGCTGCCACTGGGTTGAGTTGCATACGGGCTCCGGATAAAGAAAAACCCGCGATGTGCGGGTTTGTTATTTGGCTGGAGGTGAGGGGAGTGGCATCCAGTGAGTTGGCTGGCAGTAAACTCCACCTCCGTTTGGTAGGGGCGCAAAACGGAAATAACCATCCTGTTCATTGCGCTCCATGTAGCCTACCATTACTGCGGGCTTCCTGCCTATCGGTGACCTGTGCGTCATTCAGATGGGTCCAGGTCGCACAGTAGAGTACGCACAAGCATTCACTAAGGCGTTACGCACAAGCATTCACTAAGGCGTAATGAAATATGGGCGAAGAAAATAAAATCGGTCGCCCATCAGATTACTCAGAAGAGTTAGCGGAAAGCATCTGCCTGAGACTGGCGGAGGGTGAATCGCTGCGCTCCGTCTGTCGTGATGATGGGATGCCATGTAAGCAAACGGTGTTGAGATGGATTAGCCGAATCACCTGACCAGTTCCTGCGACAGGTTAACCTGATGTCTAACCAGACTGGAATCGCGTTTAAAGGCCGTGATGCTGCTTATCTGAGAGGGCTGAAGAACTATCTGGAGTCAACGAAGAGGGCGGGGCAGGCAGGGGTAACAACGCCAACCGGACAGCAGGCGATCCCGTTTATAATGGGAATTGGCACTGTAACTAACCCAGCATTATTAGGGGTTGGTGGTGGATATGGATTGCTGGCAAGGATGTATGAGAGCGAGCCAGCACGTAATGCAATGCTGCGTCTGGCAAACACCCCAAGAGGATCCACTGCTTTTGAGAAAGCGCTATCTGACGTCGAGAGAGTCGTTAACTCATTCGCTCAGGGTGCGAAGTCTGAAGCGCTAAGTGAATAGGGCGACGCCAAGACAGATACCGAAAATCAAGAATGCAAAGTTCAACCAGTCTCGTTCCATAATTCCTCCACTTTTTTAACTAATTATAACCGACCTTAACGCAACGCTGCGCAAGTTCTAGCTTGTGCGGCTTTGCTGCGCCCGGAGCACAGTAAATGTCAGATATCACCGCAAATGTTGTAGTGAGTATGCCTAGCCAGTTATTCACTCTGGCGCGTTCATTCAAAGCAGTTGCAAACGGAAAAATCTATATCGGTCAGATTGATACCGACCCAACTATACCCGCTAACCAGATTCAGGTTTACATTGAAGGTGAGGATGGGGATTTAATTCCTGTATCCCAGCCAATCTTGATCAACGCCGGTGGTTATCCAGTTTACAATGGTCAGATAACCAAGTTCGTGACGGTTAAAGGTCACTCCATGTCTGTGTATGATGCATATGGAGTCCAGCAATTTTATTTCCCGAATATTTTAGGCTATGAGCCTGACCAATTTGCAAGCACTCTTAATCTTTCATGGCTAAGGGGGATGAACGGATTTTTGGGCGGGGATGTATACCCGCCATCAATTGGCGTAAATGCAAATGTTGGAGAAATTATTCCTGCCGGCACGAGATATATCAGGCTAAATGGAGTTGTGATGATGCTTAGCGCACCATTATCATCTCCTTTAACTATTGCGAGTTATGACACAACGTCTATCAATGGTTCTGTAGAACTTTACCCTGTAACCTTTTTTCATGAGGTTAATTCAGGGTGGAAAATCGCACAGAATGACACCCAGTTACAGAGGTTGCTTGGTGTTGGTGGAAATATAATTCTGTCCTCAGAAAACTATACGCTGTCAGGCGATTTCACGGTAAATAGTGATTTAACTATTAAATCAAAATGGAAAAAAACAAAATTCACAGTCAACCAATTTTGGCTGAGAACACCATTAACAGCGTCAATCAGGCAACCATATGACATAATAATTGATGGTTCGATAGATTGGGAATTTCACAGCAATCAGATAACAATGCACCAAATCCATCATTTGCAATCATAACTGGGGGGAAATGTTTCTTAAGGGATATTTCTATGCATGGATCGTGGTACAGCAATGCAGAGTGCAACACTGGAACAGAATTCTATGCATACAACGTATATAGCTACGATGCAGGGCTAGGGAAGCAATCTGGAGGGTCAGGAGATGCAGAAACTAGGCTAGGCTCTGGCCTTGTAGTTAAAAACTTTGGTAAAGTATTTATAGATGGCTTCAGAGGCATAAACACCTACCAGTCAACCCTATTTGTCTACGCTGACATTGCAAACAGAACAAGCACCATTGATATTTCAAGGACTGAAATTAACAGCTCAGGAGGTAACGGTATCAGGGTGATGGGGTCGGATACAGATCACGTTGGTGCAACCAGGGTAGTTATAAGCAACTTCATCATCAAAAACTGTGAGTCTCATGGAATTAGGTGCAACTTTAGACTCGGTGTTATTAACACAGGTTATATTGAGTCTAGCAATGCATCTTTGGCGATAGAATATGCAAGTGATTTGCTGATATCTGATGTAGTGTCTAGCAGGTGTGCCACCGGGATACTATGTAGATATTATCCATTAGATGGCACAGATAAATTAACATTTTCCAATATCAAGATAAGCAACCCATCTGTACAGGCAATTTATTTCGCAAGAAACTCAGGTAACACTACGAACGCGTTGGGAGAAATAAGGTTCTCTGATATTGAGATAGATATCACAGACACAAACGCGAGAGCTATCGATTTTAGCGGGAAACCGACAGGTACATCAGGAAACTGTGATGTAACATTCAGTGATATCTCAATTACAGGAGCCTGGGCTGACACAAACAGGGCTTTTGTCGAGGTTACTGATTGCAGGCATATTAAATTCGCAGGTGTTACATTCCTGTCAACTCAGGGAACGCCTAGTTCATATATCAAAACAGGAGCATCAACAAGCGTCATAATGAAAGAAGTAACAGCTCTTTCGCACTTCGGCTCCTCATCTGTTGTAAGGCCATTTGAGATCTTGACAGGAACCGAAACTGTTAATATTACTGGATGCGTTATACATGTGACCAGTAATGGTAATGTTGCATATTCCAGTACCCCCACATATAGATATGAGTCGTGCAATCAATTTTTGAATAGCAGCAACAATAAAACATGGACACTGACCAACTACTCCACACAAACAAGGAGCGTAGATGCGGCAAGTAACCCTGCATTAGCAACCCTTATTGCAGATATTGCAAGCAACAATGCGATAACAAGGTAA